GGCACCACGCAGTAATGGCGAAGATGTTTGAGAGAGTGGCTAGTGGGGAACTGAAGAGGCTGATCATCAATCTTGGCCCAAGACATACCAAATCAGAGTTTGCGAGTAATATGTTTCCTTCTTGGTTCTTGGGGAAGTTCCCTCATAAGAAGGTTATTCAGAGTTCTAATACGGCTGATCTCGCGGTAGGATTTGGTAGGAAGGTAAGGAACCTCGTAGACTCGGAGCAGTATCAGGTTGTATTCCCAGGTATAGGACTACAAGCAGACAGTAAGGCCGCAGGTAGATGGAGTACAAATAAGGGAGGAGATTACTTTGCGATTGGAGTTGGTGGTACGGTAACGGGTAAAGGTGCTGATCTACTGATTATCGATGACCCTCACTCGGAGCAGGAAGCCAGAGCAGCAAGTAACGATGCAGCGGTATTTGACTCAGTGTATGAATGGTATACGTCAGGACCCCGACAACGTTTACAGCCAGGAGGCGCTATAGTCGTTGTGATGACCAGATGGTCAGACAGGGATTTAACAGGCAGGATATTAAGAAGCTCAAGCGGTGAAGATTGGGAAGTGATAGAACTACCCGCAATTATGCCGAGCGGACAACCCTTATGGCCTGAATTCTGGCCCCTCGATGAGCTATTAGCTGTTAAGGAAGAGATTGGTATATATAAGTGGAACGCCCAATATCAACAGACACCGACAGGAGAAGAAGGGGCAATCGTTAAAAGGGAATGGTGGAAACGATGGAAAGAGAGCAGACCGCCTCCTTGTGAATTTATAATACAAAGCTGGGATACAGCGTTTACCAAATCAGAACGGGCAGACTATTCGGCGTGTACGACATGGGGGGTATTTCATTTAAATGAAGACCCCAACGATGTGAATATCATGTTGTTAGACTGCTATCGGGAAAAGTTTGAGTTTCCCGAACTGAAAGCCGCAGCTCTTGATGGATATAAAGAATGGCAACCCGATGCATTCATTGTCGAAGCAAAAGCAGCAGGCGCTCCATTGATCTTTGAGTTGCGTAGAATGGGTATCCCGGTAAGTGAGTACACACCTACAAGAGGAAATGATAAGTTTGTGCGTTTAAATAGCGTGTCAGATTTATTCAAATCAGGTAAAGTGTGGGCTCCAGAAAAGCATTGGGCTGATGAATTGATAGAAGAGATAGCAAGATTCCCCAATGCAGAACACGATGACTATGTGGACAGCAGTAGTCAGGCACTGATAAGATTCAGGCAGGGCGGATTTTTAAGGCTGGAGACAGACGAGCCAGACGAGCCGCAATACTTTAGACGCAAAAAAGCTTATTATTAGGAAACACCATGGCCACAAATTTTGACCGAGCATTGTATTCAGAAGTACCGCCTTTGGATGTTTCCGACGGTCCTGACGCGGAGATAGAGATAGAGGAGCCAGAAGAAGCTGGTATTGGTAGTATTGAAATCAATTTAGATGAAAGTAAATCAATTGATTTATCAGATGATTTCTACGCTAATTTAGCGGAAGAGATTGACGAAGGTGAGTTAAGTTCTATTGCAGGCGATCTCATGGAGCAGATCGATGCAGATATTCATTCTAGAAAAGACTGGTCTGAGACTTATGTAAAAGGCTTAGAAGTCCTTGGAATGAAGTATGAAGAAAGAACGGAGCCTTGGAATGGCGCTTGTGGTGTTTTTTCTACAGTATTAACGGAAGCAGGGATACGGTTTCAGAGCGAAACGATTACGGAATGCTTCCCCGCTTCTGGCCCAGTCAAGACTGCAATCATTGGCGCTATTGATCAGCTAAAACAAGAAGCAGCTGAGAGAGTCCAAGAGGACATGAACTACCAATTGACTGAGGCCATGCCCGAGTACAGACCCGAACACGAGCGCATGTTACTCAACCTTGGCCTAGTAGGAGCAGCATTTAAGAAGGTATATCCAGATCCAAGCCTAGGAAGACAGGTATCTATATATGTAGGCGCTGAAGATTTGATCATGCCCTATGGATCTACAGGAGTTATGAGCTGTGAGCGGGTCACTCATTTGATGAGAAAGACCAAAAACGACATTAGAAAGCTTCAGGTCGAAGGTTTTTACCGTGATGTCGAGCTTGGAGAGCCAGTTCAAATCCCTACAGATATCGAAAAGAAGAAAGCAGACGAGTCTGGATACTCCATTACGGATGATGATCGGTATCAAATCTGTGAAGTCCATGTGGATTATGAGCTTCCTGGCTTTGAAGACAAAGATGGGATAGCTTTACCCTATGTAATTACCATTGATAGGGGTACAAATAAGGTTCTTTCTATCCGCAGAAACTGGAAAGAAGGCGATAAAAAATGCCTAAAACGGCAGCATTTTGTCCAATATACCTACATTCCTGGATTTGGAGCCTATGGTTTTGGCTTAATTCACTTGATTGGCGGATATGCCAGAGCGGGGACAATGATCATCCGTCAGCTGGTAGACGCTGGTTCTTTGGCTAATTTACCAGGCGGTTTAAAGGCTAGAGGGCTTAGAGTTAAGGGGGATGACACCCCAATTGCTCCCGGAGAGTTTAGGGATGTCGATGTTCCAAGTGGACCGATCAAAGACAATATCATGATGCTCCCTTATAAAGAGCCGTCACAAGTCTTGGCCACTTTATTGGGAACAATTACAGACGAAGCTAGAAAACTTGGCGCAATCAGCGACATGAATATCAGCGATATGTCTGCCAATGCTCCCGTTGGAACGACGTTGGCTTTACTAGAAAGACAACTTAAGACCATGAGCGCGGTCCAAGCTCGAGTTCATTACGCAATGAAACAAGAGTTTAAACTGCTCAGAGATATTATTAGGGACTTTACGCCCAAGAAATACGATTACGATCCATCCTCTGGCACAAGAAAAGCCAAGAGGGAAGACTATGACATGGTTGAAGTCATACCAGTCAGCGATCCAAACTCTTCTACGATGGCACAAAGGATTATGCAGTACCAGGCGGCCATGCAAATGGCTCAACAGGCACCGCAGATCTATAACTTACCTAATCTACATAGACAAATGCTAGAAGTATTGGGTATTAAGAATGCCGACAAATTAGTCCCAACTGATGATGACGAGAAGCCACGCGATCCAGTTTCAGAAAACATGGCATTCCTAAAAGGAAAACCCACAAAAGCGTTTATCTATCAGGACCATGACGCTCACATCGCCATCCACCAAGCAATGATGAAAGATCCTTTGCTGGCCGCGCAAATTGGACAAAGCCCTATGGGTCAACAAATGTCAGCCGCAATCATGGCGCATATATCAGAACATTTAGCGTTCCAATATAGACAGAAAATACAGAAACAGCTGGGCATCCAAATGCCGGCACCTGATAAAGATTTGCCAGAAGATGTTGAAGTTCAACTATCTCAACTGGTTGCTCAAGCTGCTCAGGCTGTTTTACAACAAAGTCAAAGTCAAGCCGCCCAACAGCAAGCCCAACAGCAAGCCCAAGATCCTTTGGTGCAAATGCAACAGGCCCAGCTGCAAATTCAACAACAAGAAGCGCAAACCAAAGCACAAAAAGTGCAGGGTGATTTGCAAATTAAACAAGCGGAACTACAACTCAAAGCGCAGGCGGCTCAGGCCAAAAACCCACAAGCAGACTTGATGGCAAAGCAGCAAATAGTTCAACAGCAATTGCAAGCCAAGCAGCAAGAGATACAACAAAACGCCGAGGTTCACCAGCAAGAACTCATGCAAAACGCTCAAGTTCACCAACAAAACATGGCTCAATCCGTTCAAGACGCAAGGCTCAAAGCCCATTTAGAAATGATGCGGTTGATGAATAAACCGAAAGGCAAATAATGGAACGTCAAATCTTAGAACATTTAGACAAGAAAATTAAACTGCGTAGGGAAGAATACGCAGATGCTTTGGCAAGCGGTACAGCTACCGACTATGCCATCTATAAAGAATTGTGCGGGGTGATCCGGGGTCTAGCCATCGCACAACAAGAGATAGAAGACCTCGTGCGTAGATATAAGGAAGATGACGATGAGTGAAACCAATGAGGTGACAACGTTTACACCTGAAATTTTGATCAGCCAAGATGGAATTCAGGCTACAACATTACCGCAAACCGCTGAGGATAAGGCTAAGCAATTACCAGATCCTGTGCGTTTTCAGATATTGACGGTATTACCGGAGATAGATGAAGAGTATGAAAGCGGTATTGTGAAATCTAGCCAATCTATTCACTATGAAGAAGTACTTTCTCCTGTACTGTTTGTAGTAAAACTTGGCCCAGATGCGTTTAAAGACGCAAGCAGATTCCCGTCTGGCCCATCATGCAAAGTAGGAGACTTTGTGATTGTCCGTCCTAATTCAGGAACAAGACTAAAGATCCACGGTAAAGAGTTTAGGCTCATTACTGATGATCTAGTTGAAGCGGTTGTGCAAGATCCTCGCGGCATCAGTCGTGCAGCTTAAGGAGATATCATGGCTGAAACACAATACAAATTCCCAGACGAACAAGGCAACGAAGAAGCTTATACAGTGGAAGCAGATCCCGAAGTAGAAATCGTTGACGACACACCTACAGAAGACCGCAATCGAAAACCAATGGCTGAAGCTCCAAAAGAGTTTACAGACGATGAGTTGGAAACTTACAACGAAAGCGTCAAGAAAAGGATTCAGCATTTTACAAAAGGCTATCACGAAGAACGCAGAGCTAAAGAAGCGGCACATCGAGAAAGAGAAGAAGCTTTACAGTTAGCTAGGCAAGTGCTTCAAGAGAACCAACAGCTTAAAGGCTCATTGAATCAAGGGCATACTGCTCTATTGGAACAAGCCAAAAAAGTAGTTGAGAATGAAATCTCCATGGCCGAAGCCAAAATGAGAATAGCTTATGAATCAGGAGATTCGTCGGCTATAGCGGAAGCGCAAAAAGAGCTAACTACAACTGTTCTAAAAGCAGACAAAATAGCAAACTTTAAGCCTACCCCTTTACAAGCTCGAGAAAATCAAGTACAAACGGTACAACAGCAACCGGCTCCCCGGCTTCATTACAAAACTGAAGACTGGCGTTCACGGAATCCCTGGTTCGGGCAAAACCGGCGCATGACAAGTTATGCATTGGCCCTGCACGAAGAGCTCACGCAAGACGAGCGTCTTGAACCGACTGGCGATGAGTATTTCCAAAGGATTGATGCTGAAATGAAAAATCGTTTTCCTGATGCGTTTGGTGTAACTGTGGATGCGACTCCTTCACAAAAGAAATCAAACGTGGCTCCGGCTACCAGAAGCACAGCGGCCAAAAAAATCGTGCTTACTCAAAGTCAGGTCAATATCGCCAAAAGGCTAGGTCTTCCGTTAGACGTCTATGCCAAAGAGGTTGCTAAACAAAACAGAAGGGTTGAATAATCATGAGTGACAATCGTAAGCCTAGAGAAGCGGATTCAAGAGAAATGATGCAGCGTCCAGAATCCTGGAGGCCGCCAGAAGTTCTACCTGAACCGAATGAAAGACCCGGTTGGGCTCATCGATGGGTTCGTATTAGTATGATTGGCACATCCGATCCTGCTAATATTTCTTCCAAGTTTCGTGAGGGTTATGAGCCCTGCAAAGCAGAAGAATACCCCGAAATGATGATGCACGCCACTCAAGAAGGCCGATTCAAAGGCAATATTGAAGTTGGTGGATTGTTATTGTGTCGTATTCCTGCAGAGTTCATTGATCAACGTAATGCTTACTACAATAAGCAAAACCAAGCTCAAATGGAATCTGTTGATAATACGTTTATGAAAAACAGTGATCCTCGTATGCCTCTGTTTAAAGACAGACGTAGCGAGGTAACAATTGGTCGTAATTAATCAAGGAGTCCTAAATGGCTTATCCAATCATTCCCGCAGCATACGGGTTTAAGCCAGTCAGTGAGTTCGGCGGTTTGTCCTATGCAGGTTCAACCCGTATGTATCCCATTGCTACTGGTTATAGCACTAATTTGTTCAATGGCGACATTGTTCAACTATCTGGCGGTACAGTTGTAACAACAACTATGTCCGCAGCCTCATCTCCTGCTACTCCCGTAGCCGGTACATTGGGCATTTTCCTTGGCGCTGAATACGTCAATTCATCTAAGCAAACTGTTCGTGGTCAATACTGGCCTGCAAGTACAGTTTCCGACTATGCAGTAGCATACGTTGTGGATGATCCCCGTACTGTGTTCAAAGCAGTGATGGTTGCTCAAGGTACTTCCTTGTCCAACACAGCATCAACAGTTGGCTATGCTAACGCTACTTTTGTTGGTACTAACGTGTATGCCGTAACAGG